GTCCATCACTGGCTTGGTTTTGTCATATTCGATGATGACACTCTGATGAGGTGAGATATGAAAACATGCAAAATACATGGTCAATTAGATAAAAATCAAGTTTATCTACAACATTCAAAGTACAAGGACAAAAAATATCCTTATTATCAATGCAAACAATGCGTAAGCATTAAAAAGAAAAAACTTTATGCTCTTGATCCAGAAAAACATATAAGATTTGCAAAAGCTACTCAAAAAAAATATCGCGAAAAAGTAATGAAAAAACAAAATGAATATCACATTAAAAAATACATGCCATTAGATAAATACCAAGAAATTTTAGTCAAACAAGAAAATAAATGCGCTATATGTAAAAAAGAAGAAGCATCTAAACATCAAAATGGAAAAGTTAAAAGATTATCTATAGATCATTGTCATTCAACCAATAAAATACGTGGGCTGCTTTGCAAATCATGCAATATAGGAATTGGTGAGTTAAAAGACTCAATTGAATTGCTTGAATCAGCTATAAGATACCTAAAAGCCTCTATTCTTTAGAGGCTTTTTTCTCAACAGGATTTTCATGCTTATATATATCAGTTAAAAGGCCTGTCATTTTATGCGTAAAATCAAGATGAGATTTCTGCTGATTATGTCCATGCACTATCTCTGCCTGCTTCACATCAAGTTGATGCTTGTAAACATCAGCTTGTGCTTTATCTTGGGTTTCCTGAGCTTTTAAAAACATTTCGGCTTTTTTCAATTCCAGTTCTTGTGCTTCAAGTTCAAGTTTTTGTGACTTCAATTCAACTTCTTTCATTTTGTTCTTAATCTCGGCTTGTTTCCCTTGAAGCTCAGCTTGCATGAGTATCATCTGTGGATTTGGCTTCGGTGGTGGTGGCGCTTTACCTTCTTCTTTTGCGATAATTTCAGGGGGAACCATTGTCTTTAAACGATCTTTCATTTGATCGCGGAATTGAACGTCTAATTGACTTGCCCAAATATCAGCAATTAAAGGGAATACCTGTGGATTTGCATTAAGCGTCTCTTGCATGAATTCAATTGCAATGTCTTTTTGAACAGCAAAGCTTGGGCCACTATCAATCTCAACATCAAAGTCACCCACGCCAATATCATTTTTAATATTACCATCAGACATTTTTTCATTAATCGTAACAGTTTCAGTCTTTCCATCTTTTTTGCTTAACACCATCGTGCGTTCATCTTCACCGATGATGTAGTTCAACAAATCATTGCAAACACGACCGCCTTGTTCGACAGCCTGATTCATATTGTCGAAATAGACATACGCAGACATTGAACCTTCTAGTTTACGTTCACGTCTTGCCTTGCCAGAGATGTCGCGCCCTTGTAATGCCTCAGTCTCCGAAAATCCGAGAATCTCGCGAATATCCTGAGTAGCTCGCTGGAAATTCTGCATAATGGCAGGCGATAAATCCCATGCGGGCTGTTTGGTTGGCATCTGACCAGTCTTAGGATCAGGTTTAGCACGAAGGATACCCATTTGTAATTCTGGGTTACGCCAATCCTGTTCATAGCCAGATATGTTGTCAGGGGTCCCCAGCCATTGCTCACGCCTGCGATTCTTAACCTCTGCTGCGATTTCAGATCCGAAATAATTAACGCATTTTTGAGCATCACGAGCTTCATGAATAAATGACCTTGTGTATTGTCTACCTTCAATAAAGTGAGAATCGCCATCCACAAATATAATCGGCAATTGTTTAGAGGGCCATTCAGAGAAATCGATAATCTGATTTCGAATCATACGATAATGCATAATTCTATAATCTTGAGTCTGTCGCTCACCAATAATACGCGGTTCCATCGTATCAATAATTCGACGTACAGATTCAGTCTCCGAAACTATTTCTTTCTGTTTCTTGTAATCCTTCTTTATCTTTTCCCATTCAGATTCACTTGCGCTAAATTTCTGGCCGTCCTGTTCAATGTGATACAGGATCATTGGGTACCATTCTTTTACGAAGTAATCACATACTGTAATGGTATCTCTAGTCTGCCACTGAAAATCAAGCAGCATATAGGGATCAATATAGCTAACAGGATTAGTAACGTAAGGGTAAGTAGCAAAAAACTCATCGCGAGAAAACACATAATAGCGCGCACAATAATTTCCATCCCCTTTATGAGGTTTGAGAGCGGTTGGATCGAATGCGGTTCGGGTTGGATCTGAGATTAAATCGTAACGAATTGTTTTATTAAATGAACGCGGTGATTCATAATCAAGGCATATTTGAAATGCACCATAACCCATCATGAGGGCTGACTTGAATGCAGACTGATAAATTAGATCGTTCTGAGATTGATAGCTTATTGTACGTACTAGATCAGCTCGAAGATTTATCTGTTCCTGAGTTGCTTTACCTGTCAATGATCGGACTATTAGATCTGGTTTGTTCTTACGTTGCTCTCCTGCTATTTTTTTTGTCGCATCGTAGAGCTTATTAAACGTCATCGCAGGTTTGAATAAACGGGTAAACTCTGATCTTTCTATGGCTGTCCACTGATCACGCAATACGAAGTTCATGTCATCCTTGCCTCGGGTGATATTTTCCCCGAAGTAGGATTGCCATATGTTCATATGCTTGCCAGCAGTCTCAAGCACCTTGTTTTCGTCTATGCCAGCCTCATCAAGGTCATTGATGCGCTTTTCTTCCATTTCATTTAGTTTATCAGGGTCAAGATCCTGATTTACATCATCTGTTTCTCTTTCCATCTGATCATCCTTGATCAATATGTAAATTAAAGGCGCCAAGACTTCTTCATGGGTCTGCTAACACTGACATTACAACGAGTTGCCCACTTTACATCCGGCCTGTCAGTGGATAGGCCGTTCGTCGCGCCAATTAGATTATGACAACGCCACTAATTGAACTGATCCACCATTGAACGGCGTACCATTGGTGAACGCAGGCTTATAGATCTGAGTGCCATCAGATGCAGCTAAATGAACAAAATCAGTCGTATAAAGTGGAATGCTATTCATGACGAGATAGTTATTCAGATATCCAGCCGCCGTGCAGGTTGCTTCGGTATCAGTTGAATGAAGTTTAACTATGCGAGCTTTGGTGTAATTTTGACCAGGTTCTGCAACTCTGAGTGATTGTACGGGCATGATTGATATCCTTATCAATATTTAGGTTTATCGAGACTAATATTCTTTCCACATTTTACACAAATTACAGTGAAACGCCCATCTTTGTTAATAGAGGGAGAGAGGGGCATATAATGACCATTCCAGAAACAGAGTAATCTTCGGATTAACCACTCCATACAAGACCTATTCCTTCACAGGCATGGCATTTAACTATCGATTGATTATTATTTTTTATCATTTCATCAATCGATGACAATTCCCATTCACCATTATCTTCATTTCTTCTTAGCCTTCTTCTTTCCTTCTCTTGCTTCGCTATAAGCAATAGCAACAGCTTGAGATTGTTTTTTTCCGGAATCCATCTCTTTTTTTACATTAGATGAAAACCCAGATTTTGTTGAAGCCTTTTTACCTTTCACTAGTGGCATTTCATTCTCCTTGATAATTTCTTTCGTTTATAACCATTACCTCTTCAGCAATTCTTGCAAGATGTTTATTCATATCGCTTAACTGAATATTTGTTTCATCAATAGCGCGAGCAATCTTTTTCAATTGATGTGCTATTGCTTCAGCAAAGTTATCATCCATCATGATCCCCGATAGCCAGTAGTACGATAAAACAATTCCTGTTCCTTATTAAATACATTGTCTTTAGCTTCGGTATATTTCTGAACACCCAATCCAATCTGTGGTTCGACTTGTTTATCGAATGCTTTATCATTTTCCATCATTTTACCCTCCAACAATTCGGTCTTATATTTGCCATCATTGGCATATGTCTTACTGAATCATGTTTAGCATTATACTGATTAACTATTATCTCTGCTTCTCTAACCTGTAACTGATAAGCTGATTCCTTTTCCTTATCAATCATTTTCTGGTAAGCAATTGCCATCTTCTCTTGCTTAACCTTTTCTCGAGCTTCGAGAATTATTCTTTTCCCTTCTTCTTCATCTTTTAATTTTCTTTCTTTCTCAATCCTACATTCTTCATCAAAATCATTATCTTTTGGAGTGAACCATTTCTGATTTTCAATATATCTGTTTTTACCGGCGTAATTACCTCTGTGGAGATAATAACGGGTATAATTATGATAATCACCATCTTCTACAAAATCACTTAATGAATAACTATTTATTGTATGCAGTTTGTCAGTAATATATTTTCCTGTATCACAATCATAATGTTTCGGGTCAATCAGCATAAATGTATGCTGTGATTCTCGCACACGTAATTCACGACGTCTTTCATAAACTGTATGGGGCTTCATCACCCAGCGATGAGAGTCTTCCATTCTCCACATGTTAGTTGCTCCATCGAAACACTGTATTATTCGCAAAAGGATCATGCTTTGGAGGTTCGGGTTTATTACCCAATCGCTCGCTCGCAAATGGCATGAGACGATATTGTAACGCATCATGTGGATGACTATACTTATTTTTGTTTGGCTTATCCTGATATCTTTCATCACCACCAATCTGCATTCGCTTGAAATGATATCCAGACATAAAACCTTTCACCAATACTGGACAACCCTCACGGCTTATAATAAAAGAAGGCTTGCCATCCACCATAAGATTAAGGAAGTAACGCACAGAGTTAATGCGCACATCAGGGTCGTTTGTTGTAGCTCCCCTGGTAGGAATGCCAAGGGTATTAAGCTCACCAATACAGCTAAGTTCTTCCATAATCTGGTCACTATTTGCACCCGATGGATCTCCTTCTGCCCACTCACTAATCTTACAGTATGGGAAATCAATTGCCAGTTGTGGTATGACTATGTTTGTTGCGAAGGTTTTAATTCCAATATCTTCTGACACGTATTCCTTAAGAACTCTAACCTGTCCACGGGCCGTAACCTGAACGACCACGCAAGCTGGTGTGAGACCAAAGTCGAACCCAAGATACAATGGCTCACCTTGCATCGCGTCAATTCTTTCCACAGAGTGTATGTCGTAATTAAACTCTGGATAAACTCGCTTTCCAGATTCCACAAGGCCATATTTTCCCCCGCAGTATACTTTGATGAAGCCTTCGGATTGTTTCTCTGCGAGCTTGGGGTAGTAATCACCTGAAAGATGTTCAACATTATCAGCATGAACATTCTGAATATAATTTCCCGAGCCATCCCTAACAAAATCGCCGTGATCATTTGTGACTAATCCAGAGGGTTGATGAAATACATGATAGCTTGGGGTGACATCCCGTTCAAAGTCTCTGAATATCCAATGGTCTTCATCTGGCGGATTAGTGTCTGCAATAATGCCAGACCAGTAAG